ACCTATTGAAGCTGGAAAAAGCACCCTTACTACACATCTTTGATCAAGTCAATGTGAGGGTGCCTTCATCGTTGCAGGAAGCTGTAGTTGACAAACCACAACCCCAAACAGTGCTTGACATAAATCACTTTGGCTTTAGTACTCATGAAACCGGAATTTACAAGTACCAAGTCAAAGATAAGGAGGAGTGGCTTGTTGTTGAACAAGATGAAACCTATATCAAGAAAGAGAATGGCTCCAAAATCGTCATACCTCTATCCAAGATATTGGAAGTCGTCAAATTATTATCAACAGTAATAATGAATAAAGGCAACAATGATGATCGCGCCAATTGCATTAACAAAATACTCATCAATGCTGCCAATTCAAAGGACTCAAATATCAATGCCTATGATAGCTTAGTTGCTTTAGCTATGAGGTATACTGAGAAAATGAGTCAAGCAACGTATAATAATGTGACGAATACTCAAATAACCGAGATCCATAGGAAATTCAATAACTATAGGGAAACTTGGTATGAGTATATTTGGAGACATAAGTTTAGAATCTTGTCAGCAATGGGCTTGCTTGGAATGGTGAAATTTGGTTTATGGTATGGGGGAATAAGTCACTGGATGGCATTCAAACAACTAATTAGAATGTCATATTTAACCATAACCAAGGCAATAACTTATACAAATCCTTATAGTTATTTGGCCCTTGGTTTGACCAGTTCTTATTACCTATATGGCAAGAGGCAATTCTTGTTCGGCATGTTTGCTAAATTGAGTTCAAAATTATCTCAACCCAGAGATAAGAGCTTGATTAAGTCAACATGCGTTGGGAAGGTTAAGGCAACTGAGTTGAACGACAACAAATGCAGTCTAACAGATATTAAAGGTAACGTCATCAACAATGAAGTGTTGAAAAACGGAACAATAATAGAATGCAATTGTGAAAAAGATAACAAATTCCGTTATGTCGAAAAAATCAACCCAAATTTGCCTGAACTTGAACAACCTGTGTTGTACACGCCTTGCCTAGCCAACAATATATCATCATTGGCCAGAATGATGACTAAAGTGCCTAAACCAGATGATCAGGTGCTCAAAGACTTCCAAGGATATGTGGAATCTCTTAATCTGAAAACCTTTGTGGATCAAGTTGAAGTTGATAAAAATCAGTGGTTCAATCACTTGGATATCAACAAGCAGGAAGAAGTAGCCGAATTCTTTGCTTACAAAGAAGATGGTATGATAGACCATGAAAATTGCTTGTTTAAGATGTCAGATTATGAGAATTTTGTCAAGTCTGAGAAGCAGTTCGCAGTTGGGGAAGAACCACCTAAAACTAGGTGTATATGCTCGCCAAAAGCATATATTAAGTACATCTGCGGGCCTGTGGTTTTAGAGCTAGAAAGAATATTCAAGAAGAGTTTCTTTGGATATAACGTGCCATCTAATTGGGAAGAGTTAGAAAAACAATTGAATGAATACCATAATATGGGATACATTCATACTCTACAATTAGATGGTTCCGCTTATGACACAACTCAGCACGTAGAGCTCAAAAAAATAGTAGATCAGCATATATATAAAATGCTAGAATTCAAGAATCTACACACTTCGTATTACAATTTCATAGCTGTGATGAGGCAAGAACAACGAAAGGTTAAGTGTATGGTAAGACGAGGTGAGAAAAATGTCAACTACGGCAACCTAACTGTGCAAGGGCAAACATTCTCT